AACTACCGCATCCGGATAGCGAGATAAGAGCCGATCAGTAATTCCGGTATACCGGTAATTCTCCTGCAGCTTAATCCAGTCATCCCCGCCGGTGAGCTTCAGCTTTTCAAACTTCTCAAATGTAGCCGGTGCATCTTCCCCTAAGCGGTCTTTATACCGTTTGTATTGTATCTCATCCGGATGCTCTGCGCCCGGAACACTCAGCGTTCGCTCCCTCCACGGATCCCTGCGGAGAGCGTCATCGTTCTCACCGATAAACTGCCGCAGATTCTTTTGCATGGCATCCGCTTTTCTGCTATACGCAGCGGAAAGCGCTGGATCCTGCGTCCCTTCGGCAAGCCGTTTCCACATACGAACAGAGCGCTCCATTGCCCGCTGCTGCTGCTCCAGCTTCGCATTCTCCTTAACCTTCTCGGTATCAAGCGGCTTGGGCAGCGTACTGATACCTTCATACCAGGTGGATAGCGTATGTCGGCAGTTGGGATGGAAAAGGCCTGCTCTGATGGCTGTCGACAGCAGCGGATACCATTCCCCGTTACTGCTCTTGCCCATGTCGCCATTAGTTTCGCCGTGAAAATCTCCCCAGACATCGTCTATGTACACCCGCCCCTGCCAAGGCAAGCAAGTGTCAGAGCACGCGCCGTATTGACTGACCAGCACTGTATCGATTCCCAGTTCTGCGCGCCGCTGTGCCTCTCCCTGAAGCTTTGAGCGAGTAGCTGCCGCGCGTAAGGCCATTTGTACATAGTCGGCTATGTTTACCCGCCGTCCGTCCTTGTATTGTATGCAGTTAATGCCGGAGGTAAGAAAATCCTTTACCGCCATATCTATCGCCTGCGGCAAGGTAGTAGCACCCGCTGCCATAGCGATCTCGGCCTTGTATAATGTTTGGCGATAAACATCATCCATCATGCGCAGCGCGGCACTTTGAGCGGTCTTCTCAGAGGTCTGAACATCATTGATCAAATTGGTAAGTCGCTTAGGATCCGCACCAAAGAAATGATCATCCGCGACTGATTGGTTCTGAAGCTCTATACCGGGGGCGACATCGTGCCCTGCATTCCGGAGTGCCTGGGCCTCGTCGTCTATTTGCTGGTATCCTTCCGCAAATTGTTCCCGAAGCAGTACGGCGGTCTCCTCGTCAATGGTAGTACTGAAATTACCGACAATGGATTGATTTTCTTTCCGAAATTGTCTGACGTTCTGAAGCTTGAGCGCCTGCCATGCCGGCCATTCAAAGCCCTCTTCCTTTTCCCATGCTTTATGTCTGTGCAGATTACGTTTAAGTGAAGCGACCAGCTGCAGCTCAATCTCTGCAATCAGCTGAGAAATACCGGCAGGTGTCATATGGTATCATCCCCTACCCCCGGCGGCGACATCTCAGCAAGTCCCTTGGCTTGGTTGATACGCTCCACTTCTTTCTTTTTCCATTCGTCATCCTTACTGTTGCCCCACAATTCATCCACCTGAGACTCTGTGCTCATGATGCCGGTTGTGGCAGCTTTTCCTACACTTTCAATCCTGCTGTCGAAGCTGGGCGCACCATATTCGCCAAAGGCTATAGAGGGCGCATACGCTCCCGGCTCTATGCCGCGCATATTATCGTAAGTCATAAGGATAGCCGATACCAGTTTGGGGATAACCTTCTCCAATGCGCCTGTGATCGTATTGCGCGTATTGCCGGTTACGTCCTTTTTCTCCCGCTGCGCATCTGCACTGCTCATTTTGCCGACATCAATGCCCAATGTCGCCGGACTGATAATCCCCTGCAGGCACATATCCAGTGTAGCAGTGTATGTATTCAAAAAGGCTTCGTATTTGATTTCGGGCTGAATGACTTCAAGCTTTGAGTCAGTCCCTTCCTTTGGCGGTTTATTGACCTGTACAAACTCGGTGCCAAAGGAATTCACAGAGCATAATGCGCCGGTTTTAGGATCACGAGGGATCATGTCTTCCGGAATATATTTTTGCACGCGCCCTGCTCTAAGTGCATCCATCCACTGACTGACCACTTCATCATGCGCATCAAAATCATCTGTCTTTGTGTCAAACAGCGACTTGCCACGCCCGATAAACTTTGGGCTTTTAAAGACTTGGAGCGGAACCGCCATCATGTAGTCGCCGCTAAATGTAACCGATTTCAGATCAGCCAGCTCCGGCACAGTGTTGATCGGTGCTTCATTATCACCGTCAAATAACGCATATGATACACTGCCTTTGCTATATGTCTCCCGCAGCTGGTAGACCTTATCCCTTACGCGGTATTCTGTGAAAAAATATATGCCCGTTACATAGCCACGCTTACAGATATACTCCACACGGTTTGCCGGATAAAATTCAACCATCGGATATTCAGAAATATCAGTATCCACGGATATCTTGAACGCACCGTCAGCAGATACCAAAGTATCGACTACAGCCCCGCCAATCAAAGACAAAAAATCAATCTCCTTACTGATGCCATTCCACTCGGATTTTCCAGTACCGCTTTTAAATTCAACATCTCCAAGATCAGACTTTACCACATACGCCAATGTATCAACGATCAATGATGGCAGCCCGCTGTGTATCTTGCGTATGCTCTGGTTTGCAGGTGCCGCAGCCCAAAAGCGTGAGCGTCCCACATACCCGTCATCCAGTTGGCTGTATAGCTGATGCAGCTCCGATGCGTCTCCGCGATACCATATCTGATTTTTTATCACATTGGCTTGAAAGCTCATCGGTTCCAGTATGGTAATACTGTTATCATTTGCAGGCTGAATGTTAAGCCAGCTTCGTATCATGTTTTTCACCTTCTCCTGTATTTTCATGTGGCAGCAGCTCCTCCAATCTTATCTTTAAACGGCAACCATCCATATTGCGATGCATTGATGGTGTGATCGTTTCTGTCCTCCGGCTCGTCTTTATCTTCTTTCCAGCTATACAGATTCAATTCTCGGATGCTTTCCTTACAGGTATCCACAATGATGAAATCGCCGTGAGCCATCCAGCCTGCCTGGAAATTAATACGATCAATGATCTGCGTCTTTTTCCATGCCGGGACGAAGCTGTATATGCTGCCCTGCATTCGCTTGTATTTTTGGCATTCGATGATGGTCGCCTGATCCGCTGAATCAATAAAAACGTTTTTAGCAAAACCCCAGCTTTCGCGGCATTGCTCTAAGAAATCAACTAATTTCTGAGCAATATCCGAAGGCGAAAGCGGGACAGTCAGATCCTTATTGTTATAAACCTTCTCGGCCAGCAGCACATTCTTTCGGCAAGTCGTTATCCCACCAAAGATGAACGAGAAAGTATCGTCACTCGTTCGGCTATAGGAAGTATCAACGCCGCAATAATACAGGCTATATTTGTACTCGCTTGCCTGTCTCGGCGTGATAATGTTCTCCCTGCGCAAGTTGAATATAAGCCCGGTAGAGCGCCCTCTCAAGCCTTGTATCTTGTTCTTGTAGAGCTTTGTACCCTCCGGTACATTGCCTATGATCTGCGCTTTCTTCTCCGGTGTCAGCGCCGCATTATGATCAAAAGAAAAGAACCAATGTACCCAGCCGGGTTTTGGTTCTTTGTTCAGCATTTGGTTTATTTCAGCCGGCGCATCCTTTTCGTATTCAGGCAACGGCCTGCTGTGATTGATATATTCTTCATATACCGGCAAGGATGGATCATCCGGGTTGAGCGTCGCCATGAGATAGTCGCAGCGCATGGATGCTTCTCGGACGTATTCCATATCGGCTATATTGATCTCGTCTATATACAGGCAGCCGTACTGCCCACCCAGAGCCTTTTTCCAACGTGCTTTGTTGTCATACCCTAAGACATAGACAATTTTATCTCTGAACGCAAGGTGAGGAAGTGAATGCTGCCCTTTGCCGCTGGCATTATATTTGACCAATGACCCGAAAATATCCAGGATGCCGAGATCCTTGTTGATGATATTTTTTTCTATCGTACCGAGATCCAACCCAGACAGAATGTGCAGCTTCTTTGGTGATTGAGCCACCTTCAGCATAAATTTAATCACGCCTACTGTAGTTTTGCCTGCGTAAGTGGTGCCCTCAAGAAATTCTACTGGAGCATCATGCTTAAGGAAAGCTTTGTATTTGGGAGATAAGAGAAGTTGCTCACCCAAGGCGATTACCTCCTATTCCTTCAGCTGCTCCAGAATAGTATCAAGCTTTCCGGAAGTATCAACCTGACCGCTAAGCTCCACCTTGTCCTTAAACATGCCTAAGTGTTTACCTAACAGCTCCAGTGCCTTATTTTTGTCATGTAGCTTTACCTCGCGTTCGACAATATCGCCGTCTTCGGTAGGTATGATTTTGACTTTAACGGAAGCAATGGCTGCCGTATCATCTTCTGCAGCAGTTTCTTTAACCGTCGCGTCATTCATGTTTATAACATTGGCAGCATTGACCCGACCAATACGCGCAAGCTCAACGATCACAAGGTCAGCGTTAATTCCGGTGCGACGCGATCGTTCTGCCAATGCCTTGCCTATGCGCGCGCGGATATTAGGTTTTTGCATGTTCTCACTGCCAATAGTGCCTGCACTGTCAACGCTATATCCTGCCCGGATAGCCGCCTGTGTGGCATTTAAATCAATCAAATATTCGTCACAGAAACGTTTTTGTTTATTTGTCACCGCTCTCACCACCTCTCGATCATTAAAATAAAAAACCACCCGTTTGGGTGGAAATATTAAATATTTATATATTTCATTTCTTATTCATTTCGGTTATTACAAAAAGGACAAACAATAATGTCATATCCAACCTTTTTTAGAGCCATCATTTCACTGGTTACAACATTAAACTGGCCACTTTCAGAATATCTCTCAACTAGTCGATCAAACTCTTCTTGATTCCTTGGTTTTTTATATCTACCATTATCGCAATAATTACAAGCCATTACGATTCCTCCAATATGTTTATTTTTCTGTATTTTACCACAT